TTCTTATATGCAATTTTGCCAGAACCCCAGACACCGTTCTTAATTTGTTGCATGTCATAGCCTCTGTCAGCCAGCGCAGTATAAACTCCAACATCTCCGCGTTTGGCAACATATTGCACAACACGACCAGATGGCGTTTGGACATCACCAACATTCTTATTCATTAACTCAGCAAGTTTTTTATTGTATGCATTTACATAAGTCATGCTAAGCTTGCCGGATGCATTTCGCATTGGTGTTGTGGGATTCAGTTCATTTTTAAGATAAGAAGAGAGCTCAGCCTTCGACTTTTTGTAAGTCTCTTTATAGACTTTCTGCTCATTCTTCTTCACCCATTTCATATCTTGTTTTTGTAAATGTTTCCTACCAGCTTCAGTAAGTGTTCCATCTTCGTTTTGATAACGTCTAACACCCCACTTTTGGCCGAGGATGCCATGATGTGCGAGTTCTGCCATATGGTTATCCTCCTTAATCAAATGCTTCTCTATTGCGTTTGAAAGCTACATATGCGTCGAGCATGGCAGCGACGTTATCAATCTTTTGTGAATGTCTCTCTTTAAGCAGTTTGCGATTACCATTAGTATCTTCCAAAGCTATGCAGTTACCCATTGCAAATGTCATAAGTTCTTCATCGAATAATAGCATCCTACTCTCAGCAAGTTTCCTTAATTCGCCAAGAGGAACAGACTCTGTTTTAGCGCCCTGAATAACCTTCTCAATGCCAAAAGGTCCATTCTCTCGTCCCCATCTCTCAACAAATTCTTGAGCATTATAAGGGTCATATCCGAAGCATCTAACATCGTATCCTGCATCAGTAATAAATGCATCGAGGTCGTCATATACCTGCATCATGTCCAGAACAGTCCCCTCCATGATTATTAACGAACCTTCACGTATGAATTCTTCGTATTTAATTCTCATGGCTTGAGTAAGTCTGGATAGTGTCAAAGATGTTATGTAACTCCTGGTCTTAACGCCAAAAGACCCATCACTAATCGGGAATAAGAATGTAAATGCACAGAAGTCATCACCTCTAGAAAGGTCAGCACCCATAGCACAGGGCATCTGCCAGAATGTTCTGCGTCTATGGGGAAGTGTCTGCTCATACGTAAAGAAGTATGTATAACCTTCTGTAGGAATGCCGAAACGTTTTGCAAGGGTATCATTTCTAGTAGCAGGAGCTTTTTCAGCACGTTCGACTTCCAGCTGATACGTCTCATAACTAACTGTCTTTCCTAAGTTAGGATTTGCTTTAATCCACATTTCTGGATGAGCTACTTCCTCAACTGAGTCAAGTTTGTAATACCAAATAGAGACATGCGGGTTAACATACTCTCCTTTTAGAATAGACATTAGCTCCATTTTGATTGTATCACCAGAACCATTTCGAACTGTGCCTTCAGAGCTGGTTGCTACGATAAGATAATCATCAACTTTGGATGCACCTTGCTCAATTGCGCCAATAGGATCTTCTCTAAGATCACCAGAAAGCCATTCGTCGACAGTTGCTACTTTGCATCTAAGACCCTGAAGTTTATTGATGCTAAGCGGTCTAGCTTCGAGCAGAGAACCAGTTAAAAAGTTCTCGACACCTTTCTTAGTAGATGCTAATTTCTGTCTATCGGCTTTGGAACCTGTGGTATTCTGCAAAGAGCCTTCCGTTAAGAATTTAAACAATGGTCCGCGAGCTCTAGTAATAGAAGTTCTGATAGGAGACAATACTTCTTCAGCTAATTTCATTGTTGGTGCAACAGTAATTTGATGAGTCGTAGAAGTGTCAACATTCAAGAAATACGATTGTAAACAAGAATCATACATAGACTTTGATGCTCCACGACCGACAATAAGATACTGTTTATTAACCAATCTTTTCTTTATTAGCTTACGAACAAATCGACCACCACTACCTGAAGGATCTGGTTCCCAAACACTACGCTCCGCAAAGTAATACCACCCAAATATCTCTTCGGCCCATAACTTAAATGAGTCGAGCATGACGAGATCTGTGCCGTCTGTAAGAGTCAGTTCGTTTTCGCAATAAGCAATAAATCCATTAATAGCTTGGTCATCATACCAAATTCCTGGATTAGCAATGAGAGAATCAATACGATTCATCTCCATCTCGATCTCTTTGTTAACAGGGATTTCACCTCGTAAAACGGCATCCCTAAATTGTCCATAATAGATCGGAGTTGCAGTGTTTGATAATGACATTGTTACTTATCCTTATCTTTCTTCTTATCCGACTCAGTAGTAATACCCATAGATTGAAACATAGTCTTAACCAAAGCTTTGCTACCTTGATTAATAAGTTCGTTCATGATTGAGTCAACAGCTTTACTACCATACTTACTTACAAAAGATTTAGTTTTTGTTGGAGTAGGATTTAACTCACTATAGAGCCTTTTGTACTGAGACTCAAGTTGCATTCGATTAATAGCATCCCTGATCTCAGACTCAGACATTTCTTTAACAGACTTAGTTACCTGCTGTTTTGGTTGTTCAACTTTACTTGCAGTCTGCTTCTTTTTAATGACTGTCTTACTTTCTGTTACTTTTGTGGCAGTTTTAGCAGTTTTAGACAATGGATCGCCAACTCCATAGTGTTTTCTACCTGCATCTGTAAGACTTCCATCCGCGTTTTGGTACTTGCGCACGCCCCATTTCATTCCAGAAACGCCATGGTGAATCAATACACCTCGCACCTATATCACCTCCTAATATTCACTAATTAAGCAGTTACGGCGGTTCTGCTCCTCCGGTAGTGATCTCTTGAGCTGTATGGGGATCAACTTCGAAATTGATACGCCACTCCAGTTCTTTAATTTGCTCTTGAATAGCAGTAGAGATCCCAGAAGAAGTAGGAGGATCAAACAGCATTCTTACTCTAAGACAAACATAGCTCTTAACTGTGTCAAGATCATACTTTTCGGGAATGAGTTCAGTCCAGGTAGAACTATTATCATTAACACGAGTAATACCAGTCTCAACACCTAACTGACGAAGGATGGTAAGTACAGAATTAAGTGCTGTAGTGATGTCAATATCGAATGCTGTATTTTCAGGATCAATGCCGATTGTCTTCTTGACTGTGTCGAGAATACTATCTGTCAATGTGCAGCACCTCCTATTTTCCAAGGGCATGTATCGTTCGGAGTTCGTTCAATATAAGCATTATTTCTTAGCTCAACGTTTCCATATGTTATAGCCCTATGTGTCGGATCTGAAATTGTGATCAAATATTTTGGGTTCAGAAGAAACTCACTTGCTTCCTCTAAGTCTTCCATTTCTATCGGAACCATATGGTGAACAATCGTAGTTCCAAATATCGGATGATCTGGATGCGCCAAATCGCAGCCATTATCTCTGATGATTACTTCTCTGCGAACTCTCTTCCATTCTGTTGAACGATAGAATTGCTGATTAAAGACTCGCATGAATCCGAATTTATCTTCTCCGATTTCTCCAGCAAGTTTTAAGTATTCAAATCGCTCTTCGAACGTTGGAAGTTGAATAAGCTCATCATACGTACGGATAATCCGGTTGAGGTTCATCATTATGCCCACCATAAAGTTTCATTGCAGCAATAGCGTCTGCATAAAGTTCCTCTGTATGTTTGGAAGTTCTGATAGCTTCGGCTTTTGCTTCGAGAAGTTCGTTCTCTTTCTTAAGTTTTTCGCGTTCGAGTCGTTCTCTCATGCAGCCAAGCTTAAGATAGTGAGTAATTACCTGAGAAGAAGCTGTTCCTTCTTCGAGTTGTTTTTCGGCCAAGTTAATAGCAAGGTCGATCAACTGATTCTCTCTGGCTTCTGGAGTCAGGGCGGGACGGTTTGCCATTGCAAAGTTGGCCTCCTATTCTTTAAGATTTGTTTGTAAATATCATCCGAGCTAATTTAGACGGTATAATGACCCGCGGGCTAATGAGAATGTGTTGCGCAGCAGAGTAAGGGTTGAAAGGAGAAAGGAGGTAAGAACCGTGGAAAGCACACAACTGATCATTATACCGTCGAAATTAGCCCGGAAAATATCAATGAAAATATCCACCGGGGCTTTTTTGAAG